CCTTTACCATCGAAGTATTTAGCGTACCTTGATGTGTGAATAAATGATTGATAGTCCGTTGGTAAATAGTTATTCATCTATAGTCTCCCGATCCTTTTATTTTATCACGCTTCTCTCTACTATCTAACTTTTCCATATTTTTTCTTAGAACGTTTTCTACTTTTATATCTAGCACGTTCAACAAAGCAACAAAGTAAAAAATTACATCACCTGCTTCTAGTGTAACACTATCCTTGTCCAGTGGTGTGTTATCTCTTACATGTTTCTTTATCTTCTCAAAGAACTCACCAGTCTCCCCAATAAATCCCATAGTGTTTTCTAGTATTCTTTTGTCACCAGTGGTTACGATCTTGTTCTCAACCCACTCAGCGTAATCATCTAAGTGTATTGGTTTTTTTTGTTCAAAAGCCTCAAAGTATCCCATGTCTTCCAAGTCTTGTCGTGTTAGCATCATTTTTCCTTTACATATATTTCTACTATTTCAACATCATCAATATCATACACTGCATCCGACACGACTTGTTCAAGCCCTATCTTTGCACCGTCTTTATCTGAAGCTATAAAGTTAGCATCAGGATCTAAATTAACTAGCATTGTTATTTCAAACAACACAGGAATCTCCAAGTTATAAGAATTAAATTCATTCCGTCAAGATTATTCTTCAAGCCACTCATCAGGTATTACCTTATCAGCATATTTAAATCCATGACGTTTACACCAGTCAGCGTAACAAGACTTAGCACCCTTGTACAACTTAACTCTACTGTTCTGAAACACAAAACGTAAATCTAAATCAGGATACTGTTTCCGTATCTCAACATGTTTACGTCTGTCGTTAGATACGAAACGTCCTTTGGTTTCTATGACAATACCGTTACTTAAAATAAAGTCAGGTGTGTAGTGGCGAGTTCTAATGTCTAGCCACTCTATACGTTCTTTCTCGTAGGTAAACTCAACACCTTTTTCTTTTAGATACTTTGCCGTATCATCTTCAAAACCAGAACGATACCCTGCTCTCAAAGCTCTGGCTCTAGTGCTCATGTTAGATTACAACCAATCAGGTTTTTGAATAACGGTGTAGTCACCCCAACCTGTGCTGTAGTCAGAATCTTTTTCTGCTTTTGCAATAACAGCTAAAGTTTTGTGCAGTTGTTTCATACCCCAGTGCATGATGTCTTGACCCATTACATGTACGTGTGAAAGAAAGGGTGCAGTCTTTTCACAGGCGATAAAAGAAAATTTATCTACGTCATAACCTGCTAACTTACATGTGTAAACGTAGTGAGCACCTTGTAAAAGGTAGCCATACTTTAAGCACTCTTTTAAGAAACCTCTTGGACTAGCATCCTGTGTTGTCTTTACATCAAAGACTGTGTTCTCTTCTTCTATCAGTAAGTCTGGTCTAGTTTTTAAAGTTAATCCTGAGATAGGATCTTCTACAAAGATACTGATCTCGTTTAATCTGTTAGGATGATTTAAGTGAGAGGCGCATACAGGATTGTTTAGAGCACCCCTAGTTATACAGTTGGCTACGTTAAACTCTACCTCAGTGAGTAAGATCTGATCCTCAGTTAGGTTGGCTTGCATTTCTTTAAACGCTGCACTGGATTTAGTCTTTGGTCCTTTGACCACCAGGTTGCGTTCTTTCTCTAACAGGTTGGCATGTACTGCACTACCCATAGCAAAGGCTGCGTTGCTAGAGTTACGCTTCTCACCCTTCCAGTGTGCCAGTGATTTTTTGTAGACTGCTTTTACAGCACTTGAGGATACACCACCTCTAGAGTGATACTCTTCGTTAGACAAATCTGTTATGATTTCTTTTTTGTAGTCCATGTATCTCTCTATCTAAATACTCGCAACAAGCATATATATGAATGGAAAAGCTGCTACAAACATCAAAAATAAAACGTGTAATAATAGTTTCATTATCATCTGCCTTGTTATTATAAAATAGCCCCCACCTAAAAATGAACGAAAAAGATGGGGGCTTATTCTTCTAGGGTAAAAAGGAACGAAAACCTAGAAGGGG